GATTGTTTCATGGTGGTGGACAGGTGGTGTTCCAAGTAGTCTTGACTTAGGTACTTACTGGGGTTTTCAAAGAAGTTTGTGTGGTAGCAGTAGTCTATGCGGTTTTCCATTACTTTTTCTATGTTCATGTTAAAGCACGAAAACAAGCCTTTTACAAAGGCATAGCTGTCTTTTATCATAGTGTCGTAGCCGCGCGTCCAAAGACCAGAAGAGCGCAGCTGGACGATTACCCGTGGGGTTACATCGTTTGGTATGAAATCGGCTATGAAGATGTCGTAGAGATGGGGCTTTGAGATGCAATAGGCGTAGTGTCGGAAGGCTTTGCGGGCTGATTGTATGTCATCTTGGGATTGGTGTTGTTGTTGGTTAGTCCCCTGTTGTGCTGGGTTGCCTGCTTCTTGTTCTGATGAGCTGGACGAGCTGGACGAGTTACCCCCCTGCCCTGTTTTATCGTAATTACCTGTATTCTCGGCATTATCGTTACTGTTGCCGTTTAAGAAGTTTGCAAGATTATCCTTCATCTCCTGCGGGGCTGTGTCTATCATGTATAGGTTATGCTTTGATAGTAGGCTTTCGAGGTTCTCCAGAGTGTGGCTGTCCAGTGGTTGGGGTTCGTGGGTTATGCGGGTTATGTCTTTTAAGCCGTCTAACATGTCGAAGAATGGGCGTAGGGTTTCATTGTGGGGGTTTGGGTTGTCGCCTGTGCCTTTGGTGTCGGTTTCAAAGAATACTGTATAGTAGATGGTATCTGTGTTTGGTATGATTTTCTTGTGCTTTATCTGGAAGTAGTCTTTTTGTTGTTGATGCGGTAGCTCGTTAAAGAACTTTGAGCGTCTTGTTGAGGTTGAGAATCCCATGTTTTTTTGTCTCCTTTGCGGTAGATTTGGTGGTGTTGCTTGTAAATTTATGTAAATCTGTGTAAGTGTGTCGACGTTTTGAGGTAGATTTGTCGGCAATCGAAGTTTTGTCGAGAGTTTTTTTGAGTGTTGGATGTGCTTGATTAGCGGGTTTGGTCGGGGTTGGATGTTGGAATCCATGGGGCGTATTACATGACTGCCCCTTTTATGGCTAAAAGCCATTTTTTTACAGCCGTTTGGCTGTTGGGTGGAGGAAGGTATTTTTTTACAGCCGTTTGGACGGCTGCGTGATAGTTTTTGCCTTCGCCCACCTGCGGGGCTTGGCATTTAAGCCTAAGCCGCGCAGGTGGGGGCTGTTGTTTTTTGGGTGTTGGGTGCGGTGTGCTGCTGCGTTGGTTTTGGCTTTGGGTGTAGTGCGCTCAATGTTGGCTCGTGAGCTTAAAACCTTAGCCAGTACGCTTGGTGCATGGCTCTTGAGGGTTTCCACTCCCCCGCACGGGCGATTAGACCACATTAATTTCGAGCTGTCAAGAACCGCAAAAATATTTTTAAAAGTTTCGGCGGACTGTGTGCAGCTGGGACGACTTATTACACGCCAAGAACATGCGTGAAATAAGTCTGCTACTTGGCGAAACTTTTAAAAATTTTTTTGTCTATCGCTTTGCGATTTCTTGACATCTCAAAATTAATGCGGTGCGCCACGTTGTGCCGGGGAGGTGATGGCTCACAGGTGGATGACGGCTCTGAACTGTGTAGGTGGCGCGGGTGGCAGGCTTTTCGGGTGCGCTTGGTTTCTTATGATGGGGGAATCTAGATAAACTGTGTAGGGGGTTTCCAGTAACTGTAAGTAATGGGTTTGCTTTCCTTTTGCGACCGCGGCGGCTGGTTCAGCTGGGCGGGTGGCGAGGTGTCTTTTTTCTTTTATTCTTTAATGCCGCGCTATTGCAATGAGCACACGACCAAGGGATGCGTCGTGTAGGATGATGTGCTTGAAATCTTCTATGCTTATACGGTCTATAAGTTGCTTTGCTTTTTCTACGGCTGTCCAGTCATCTTCGCAGGTGAAGGCTGACCATGAGTGGCTGCCTTTGTTGCAGGTGGTGTGTAGGGTGTAGTTTTTCATGGGTTGTCTCCTTTTTTCGCTTCGGGTGGTCACGGTCGGGGCGTGGATGGGGGCGTGTGGTGAATGGCTGCGTAAATGGTAAGAAAATACAAATGGCTTGTTTCTGGGGTTTTGTGGTGTTGGATGTCTCGGTCGGGCGTGGATGGGGGCGTGTGGTGAATGGCTGCTGTCACGACCAGCGGGGTATGCCTTTTATTGTTGATTTCTTGACAATGCTACTTGAGGGGCGCACAGTGGAGTGACTGCGGGGAGCTTTCTATCATAAAGTTTTTAATGGGCACTTTAGATTTCGCGTCAAACAAAGTGCCATGTTCTCCCATGTCGGGGAATATAATAAGCTTTGCTATATTTATAGCCGTTACGTCGTTGTCGCAGGTGAAAGGCATGTCTGCTATAGTGCCGCAGGTGAAAGTGGCGCGCAGGGTGTATTTTTTCATGGGCTATCTCCTTTTTTGCGTTCTTGGAATTGTGCAGGTGCATCTTTTACACCAAGAAGTTTGTAGAATAGTTCTAGGGGGTCTTTTCCTTTGTTTCTCATGTTTATCATCATGTTGACAAGTAGAAAGATTGGTATAAGCCCGAAGACAACACCGACGGTTCCTATTCCTAGACCTGTTGATATTTGGGTTGTTATTGGCATGGGGTTCTCCTCCTATTTATTATTGCATTACATAATAAACCTCTGGGCGGTATTTTTGCATGTATTCTTTGAATCTGAAATATGAATTGTATGACTTGCCTATTTTTTTCTTGAAGAGCATCCAGCGTCTTCCCATGCGTTGACCTGTTGGTAGCCATGTTGTGTTGGCTGTAAATATTGGTATTGGGAAGAATTTTATATTACCGTAGTTGTTTACTTTTCTGTGGTTTACGTGGTATTCTATGATGTTTCTGATTCGTTTGTCTATGTCGTCTATGGCTTGAGTTATTAAAATTGTTTCAAAGCCTAGCTGACGCGAATCTCTGAAAAATTTATTCCAGTCGTAGCGGTCATCGCGCTGCCATTGGCGGGAGTCGAAGATGTCTAGGCACTCATCTATTACTATTAATGTTTGCTTTTCTATTTCTTCGGTATGATTGTCTAGGGCAAAGTTGATTAGGAGCATAGTATCCAAATTTTCGTTTGTGACGTGTGTGAAGCTTCCGAATTCTTTATATTTTTCTCTTTGTTGGCGTTTCATGTTTTTTACTACTATGTCAAGGTCTATGTTGAGGGTAGATATTACGTTTCTCCCCTCTCCTAACCAGTATATTATCTGTTTGATTGCATGGTATGATTTTCCTGCTCCCATGTTGCCCGTGTAGATGCTTGTCATATTTTCGTTCCTTTCTATATATTAGCCGACAATCTTACCCCAACGAAGTCCACGGCTTACTATGAACCATATTCCCATTGCAGGAAGCCAGAGTTGCAATATAGCCATCATGTGATTGAGCGGGATTAGCCAGTTTATCCAGCCTAGTAATTCGTTGTTTAGTCTTATGTCGTTTATGGCGATGAAGGGGCTTCGTGGTAAGCGGTTTATTAAGTCCGTTAGTCCGCCAAGGGCGTTTATTATGTTTTGGATTAGGAATGTTATTATGATGTTCCCCTCCTTTTTTTGACTTGTTGGATTGAATTATAATCTGACTATTTTTAGTGTAAGTGCCATCAGTGACAGGTGAAACATAATCCATGCTGACCATTGATAAAACGCTACTATGGGCGCGAACTCTTCTTGTCCTAAGTCCATTTCAAAGGGTACGCCATAATCTAGGGGTGTGCCCTCGAAGTCTATTCTAAATGTAGGCGGTCGCACGTAGCGATTAGGGACGGACAGGCTTTCAAAGGCTCTGGCGAAGTCCCAAGGGATTGAAAACGGGAAGACTTCCGTTACATTTGGCATGTAGGTTATAGGGGTGAAGTCTATGTTCATGTCCCCGACGAGTGCGTTTAGGAGTCTTTGTAATGCACCGTCTAACTGCTCTTCGGTTAGTGGCGGTTGGGTTTCGGTTGGTACGGTTGGTGTTGTTACTGGCGGTGTGATGGGCTGGTCTGTTGGTGTGATTAGTGGTATGGTTATTGTATTGTCTGGGTTTCTTGGGTCGCGGATGACTATATATGTGCCTTGTGGCGTTTCTATGATTTCGATTATGTCTTGCTCTCTGATTATTAGGTGGGAGGCTGACAGACCGTCAGCGTTTGGGAGGATTAGGACTATGAAATCATCGTTGTTATCATTTAGTTCGTTTAAGTGGTCTTGGTTGGCGTTTGGGTTGTTGAAGTGATTTATTGGGGGTAGGTTTATTGGTGTAAGTTGTAGGGGGGCGGTGTCGAATTGGAGCGGGATTGGAATAGAGGTTATGTTTGGAAAACCAAAAGAATGTAAACGTAAATTAGAAAAAGTATCAACTCCCCAATGCAAACCGAAGGCTGTGAACGCTAACTGCAACGTGTTGTTGTTCGGAAATAAATAAAAAGTTAATGGAACATTCAAAGATGATGAATGCTGTGAAATTAAATGCTGTGAAACTCTAAAACTTGAAGAGAGAACACCGTTTATATAAATTTGAAGTTGTGTAAAGTGGTTTGTCAAATAGGGTCTGTCAGTAACATTATTTGAGTTGACGGTTCGCAGTACGGCCGTATACTCAATTCCATTAAGTCGTACTGTTTGGAAATTAAAAATGGAAGCGGCATAATAAGCGTCCCATAACCTTTGATGTTCAATACCTGATGATGGGCGCGGGGCGTGTGGGTCTACATCCCATACAGGATGATGAAATAGTCCTGTAGACAGGACTGGTATTCCTTGATAAAAGCCTAGAAGCTCGATTGTTTCTAGTTGACCCAATGTAACGAACATAGGAGATGGAACTTCAAGCAAATTGCCATTAAAAAACTGCTGCATAGGCCCAATAACAGAGTTCAGTAAATTTCTAAAGCCATCAGTAGCCATTCTTAAGGCACTGCCTTGAAAGCCAATGGGCATGGTATCATCTAAAAAGATAGATACGGCATTTCTTCTTGAAGCTTCTTGGGCGGTATCCCATATAATAGAGTAGGCTTCATTCATCTGTGCGTTAAAATCGGCGGTACTGCGTGTTGCGTCTGCTAAAAGTGGCGCGTATGTGTAAGGTACGCCCAGTAGTATTAACTTAGCTATTAAAATATCATCCGCATATGCCTCGGCAGGTCTTTCATTAGAGAGTTGATGAGGTACAGGCGGGACAGAATTAGTCATAGCATGTAAAGGCATTGACCAAAAAGCATGTAAAACAACCAAAAAAAGGGCGATTACGCGAAAGGATGTTGCTGTATATCTTTTTAAAGGAGTTGTTCGTTTCATATGTAATCGCCCTTTAATTGTTGGTTTTGTTTTGCTTAGCTTGGATTAGCTTGGATTGATACAAATTTCTATCTTACAAAGCTGGATACTAAGCGCATAGACATTGTAAATGCACGACGTACGACAAATACGCCTATTGCTACTGGTGCTACAACAGCCACAACACCCATTGCCATTCCTACAAAATCAGCTTGTTCCAGGGCATTGCCTATTACGTTTGTAGGTGTAGGTCCAGTAGGTGAAAAAAAGTCACGAATCGAATCCCAAGCGTTAAAAATCATATGGCAGCCTCCTTTCTTTTTGGATTTTGTTTTTATTTTTGATAAGCTTATCAACGATATTTGATGGTGCTCTACTTGATGGTGTTACCACTTTCCAATGGTGTTTAGGAATGTCATTGTTATGCTTAGGCAAAAGTAGATTATAAAGCCTATAACTATAGTGCCAGCCATTACAGCCCCTGCTGTTTCAAAGAGAAATTGGGTGTTGTATACGATATCAGGCAGTTCGATTGTTGGAAGTCCTTGGATTGGAAAATCTGGGTCGATTATTATGTCGTTGTATCCCATCATATATTAGCCCTTCCTTCTCAGTGAATTTATCGTTATACCTACTACGGTAAGTCCAGTTAATGCCGAAATGAATATGGTCATTATAGCGGAATGGATTAAATTCATTTCTATTAAGTGGAAACTTTTGGCATTGGCATTTATTAGTTGCTGGTTGGAGTTGCTAAGGATTTCATTAGCGTAACCAGCAAGTTCTAAAGAATCGCCTTGTGTGATGTTTAGCAAGTTTAATATATCCATCGTTTCGCCTTGTGTGATGTTTAAGGTTTCTACTATTGTAGGCAAGTAGTTGAGGTATGGAAGATATTGGGAAAGTCCTGTATCTCCGAAAAAGCTTTCAAAAAGCTGTAGGAGTAATGGTAGGTATTGGAGTAATTCTAGGATTGCGTATAGTTCCATAGGCTAAACCTCTTGATAATGGTCTGGATGCGCTTCGTGCGGTGTTGGTTCTGGCGCACCTTGTATCTGCTGTTGAAGTTGTTCTTGATTTTTCTGTTCTCGTTTTCTCTTCATGGCTTTTTTATGCTTGATTTTTATAACTATTTTGGTTAGAATGGTGACTAGAATTAAATAGACTACTGCACCTATTGCTATTCTCCATAGCCATATCATTAAGAGTGACAAGCTTATTCCTCCTTTTTGGCGGGGCTGGGTTGCAGGATTGTTGCTTGATGTTGCTGTTTGGGTTTCTTCAAATCTCTGCGTAAGATAACAGATAAACCCATCACTATAAGAATTAGTAGAGTTATGAGCAGGGCTGGAACTGCTCCGAATTGCATAAACATTTGCGTTATCATGGCTACCCTCCTACTTTGCCGGCTTAGATTCTGCTGTGGTTAGGTTTGAAATGTAATTGAAATCAACAATGGTCAGCTGAGCCTTGCCGTCTTTGCTGGCGCGCATTTCCATTGTGCAATCGTAAAGAGCAGGAACGCTGACAACCTTGTCTTGCATCTCATAAGGCAGCGAGCCGTTAATCGGAAAAGAACCTTTGTCCATAGGGACATATTTGGAGGTCGTGTTTTCTTTTGGGTTTAGATTGTCAACGGGGTAAAATACAACAGTCAAGCCTTTGTTGACCTCTTTGGTCTGGCGGTCTTCTACGTTGTACGCCCTTGCGTTTAACATAATCATTCTTGATTTCATTTTGTTTCCTCCTTGGGAATATTGTTTTAGTGGTTATATCACTAAATAATAGAATAACATAATTAAAGAATTATGTCAAGAAAAAAAGTGATTAAATCACTAAAAAAAATAAGAATACTAAAACAAATAGAAAACACGATGAAAAAAAGGTATAATCAAGATATAATAAATTCTGGAGGGATGAGGGTGGACGCAACTGCTAAAAAAGATATAATAATACCAGAAAAGAAGATTGCGCGAGAGGACATAGCAGAAAGAATCAAGCAATTGAGAAAACTAAATGGACTCAAGCAAAGAGAGGTCGCTAACATATTGCATATCTCTACAAGGGCATATGCAAATTATGAAGAGGGTAGAAGTTTGGTCACTACAGAATCGGCAATTAGACTTGCAGAGCTTTATAAAATTTCTGTTGACTATATACTGTGCAGGTACAACTAAAGGGGTGCGGTTATGGAATATGACGTAAGGCAAAAAGCAATGGAGCTATTAGAAGATGCACATGTACACGCTGGCTTAAAAGGTAATCTAGAAACTAACATTGAAGAGGATGTGTTGATATACATGGAACATCTTGTAACTAATGCAAAACTAAATAAGAATATAGCAAAAAATATGTTCGATTACTTTAAAAAGTATATATCAGTAAAACAAAGCAATACCCAAAAAGAAAATTACGAAAAGAGAAAAAGAGGAATTTTTGAAGAATCTTAAAGACATAGGAAATCCCAAAAGACCTTTTTGGACTTATTCTTGCTCTAAGACCTTTTTTATGGCTTTGAGTAAGAGGAAGCAGATGAGCGCGAAGCCTAGAACGATAGCAATGCAAAAAAGTATTGCCGCGGTCATACCGAGTATGGTTGTGATTGTTGTCATAATATCACCCTTTCAAATTAAAAATAATTGCACCCCATCACTTCCCAAAATGTCTTTTTTGCAAACAGTTTACTAAAGACATAGGAAATAACGCCATGGACGGCTGGTGTGTGCATGGCTAGGGTCTGGCGCGGGGGCTTTGGTGTCTTGGGTGCGGGGTTGTGCCGTGGGGGCGGCCCCGGCGGGGGTTAGTCCCCTAGCCTTTTTTAGTTTCGGGGCGGCTTCGCCATCCATGGCGTTATCTTCACTTTGCAAACTGGTTCGCAAAAAAAGCGTCACCTTTTGCGAAGTGATGGGATTTTAAACAATCCCCTATTATCGTCTATGTCTACGCCCAAAAAGCCCGCGACGGATTGCGCGCATGGTTTCTCTTTTGAAAGTTCTTCTTAGTAGGTTTTTTAGGATGTTCATGGGGTTTTGTTCTCCTTTTGTGTTTGGCTGTGTTGGTCGTTGTGGTCGTGCATCGGCGCGGTCGCGGTGTCGTCATGGTCGCCCATCGGCGTGTCTGTCGCGCCAGCTGGTTCATCCTCTGTTCTGGCTGATTCGTCTTTATTAGTGCCTATCTTATTCCTAACCCGCCCAAGCTTTATTACTTTGCCTATATCGTACAGACTGAAAAGTCTGTGCATGTCGTTGTCGTTTAGGCTTGTTATGTAGTCTATGGTATTGGAAATATCTTCTATAAGACTGGTTTGTTTTAATTCTTCAACCTGTTGTTCTTTTGACATGCCTTGGGCTTGTCCTTTCATAGCCATGGCGTATGCGGCGTTGGTTTGGGCGGCTATAATCATTTTCTTGGCTACTGCTACTTGGTCTATGTTTTTGGAGTATTCACGGACTAGGGTTATAGAGGTGTCGTGGTTGCTTGTTTTGGTTGCGCGGAGTTTTAGCCAGAATGGTTCGTATTCGGAGTTGTCTACTGGTCGGTTTGCTTCTTCGTGTTCGTCTTTGGTGTCGTAGGTTATTTCGTGTATGTTGCTTAGGGGTGTTTCGTGGGGTGCGAAGTCAACAGCAACCTCTATGTTATACATACCAGCAAATACAACAGAGGTTTTCGTTTCGAAGTTTTCAGCGGCTTTTTGCAGTTTCAAGGGGCGGTTATCCCTTCTGAAAGAAGCTGTTACCCTTGTTAAGTATTCGGTAAAGATGCCGCGGTTGTCTAGTACAGAGAACAAACGCGTTAGTTGCGGGGTTTCGTTGAAGAAAGCGCGGTCTTGTATGGTGTTTTCTGCGGGGTGTAGCATTGTGTTTATGAAGTTATCAGATGGAGCGTAGAACTTTCTGCGGGTTTCGTATTCTACGTTCATTACTGGGGTTAGCTTTGGTGTATATTCGTTTGCTAGGTATTCAAATCTGCTGTAGGTTGTTTTGGGGTCGTTTAGGGCTTGGGCGAATTCGTGCTGGGTGAATGGGTTTGTGCCGTATTTCATGTAGAACAGCAGTCTGGCTTTGTTTATTAGGTTGATGTTTTTGGCGTGATAGGCATATTCATAGCACCATTTGTCATAGTAGCTTATTAAGCCAGCATTGAGCCAGATGTCGAAGAAAAAGCCTTTGTAACCTTGGCTTATGACTTCCTCGGCTTTGTCGTACATTCTAAAAAAGACGTTGTTTGACTTTTTGCGTCCTAGGGCTAGGTACTTCTTTTCTAGTATCAAACCTTTTTTGATACTGGGGTCTTTGTTTATTACTATGGTGCTCAGCTCTAGGGATTGTTTCATGGTGGTGGACAGGTGGTGTTCCAAGTAGTCTTGACTTAGGTACTTACTGGGGTTTTCAAAGAAGTTTGTGTGAAAACAGTAGTCTATGCGGTTTTCCATTGCTTTTTCTATGTTCATGTTAAAGCACGAAAACAAGCCTTTTACAAAGGCGTAGCTGTCTTTTATCATAGTGTCGTAGCCGCGCGTCCAAAGACCGGCAGAGCGCAGCTGAACGATTACACGAGGGGTTACGTCGTTTGGTATGAAATCGGCTATGAAGATGTCGTAGAGATGGGGCTTTGAGATACAATAGGCGTAGTGTCGGAAGGCTTTGCGGGCTGATTGTATGTCATCT